ACACTTAACTATCACAGTAACTCGATTGGTACAAACGGACAAAGCTACTGGGCAACAAATAACGTTGGAACAGGTAAATGGGAAGAATATGTTTACGTTGTAATCTGCGGTGATAGTGGAACATTTAGTAGTACACACTTTTTCTCAGTATCAGGAAGTCCTATTCCGTCGGGCGGGGCCCCTCTAACTTGGCAAATCTGCTCAGGTACCGTTATTGACTTAACTGATCATCGTAGTGATTTGTTATATCTAGATAGAGCATCTGGAACTGCTAACATTAAAGGTTATGGTCAGGGAGATATAGCAATTGACAGTGCTACCGCAGGTGGTTCTGTATTACTACAGGCATACGTTGCTGGATCAGTGTATGCCGCAGGTGGTGGCGGCAAAATGCGTGTCGGTGGCTTAACAACTCCGGTATATACACTTGACGTTACCGGTAATGCTAGAACAAGTACAAGTTTGGGTTCAGCGCAAGACGTAAGTTCTGCGGGTATGATGCGAGCTACTGGTTGGTACAATGGTTCACAGGATACAGGCCCGGCGTTAGAAGTCGGATATAGCGGAGGCATTGCGTATATATTAGGTTATGATCGTGGAGCAAGCGCATATCAACCAGTTAGGATTGGTGGTACAACTGTTGCTCTACGTCCAAACGGCGATTCTGCTTCATTGGGAGTAGGTCTTGATACTGCTGGTAGATTAACGCTTAATACAAGTGTTGCTGATTCTGTAATCATAGACAGTACACAAACTAGTCCTTATATCAGAATGAAGACTAGCGGCACTAATAACGGATACCTACAGTTTACAACAACTGACGCATACTTATGGAACGATAGAACCAACACTGGTTACCGTTGGAGTTCGACCGGAAGTCAACCATACTTCTATAATGGTGCTTATTATGTAGATTGGAACGCTGGTAACTTAACTAACTTATCACAGTTAACTAACGGACCTGGATTTATTACAGGTGGTGGCGGCTCTGGTAGTTCTAGTGTTGCGTTAAAATATACAATTGGACAAAACGCAGGCTCGGCACAGTGGATCTATTTAGGTCGTTGGGCCACAGGTCAAGGCGGTTATGCCTTCCGTATGATGATCACGGCAATGTCAGGATACAATGCTAGCACCGGTCAAGATCAAATGACGGAAGTATACTTTAAAACAAGTAACGGAAGTTCGGCACAAGCTGGATCGAGTGGCGCAGGAACATACTATGCTGACGGTTTTGCTGAAAGATTTGGTGAAGCTTCTACAGCTCCAAGCATTATCCGTGTAGTACAAGTTGATCAAAGTACTTACGATGTATACGCTTATTTTGGCGCATTTTTAGGAGCAACATCTTTCTATGAATTGGTAGTAGGCGGCGGCACCTGGACAAACTATTGTACTGTAGTTACTCCGTCTGGTAACTATATTGACTTACCAATTCGTACAAACTATGATAGTCAAAACTTAACTAACTTGAGTCAGTTTACTAACGGACCTGGTTATGTTTCAGCATACTATACAAGCCCGTTAGATTTCCGTGGCGGAAGTCACATGTTACACTCAAGTGGAACTGGCGCTAGTGTAATCAATGCAACAACATATTCTGCTCAGGTAGGACCGGCAACAAGTCGTATAACAACGGCCAACAGTTATTACGGTGGTATTGCGTTTAACCACTTGTTAAACTATGCCGGTGGAACATTAAATGCTGATAGCACAAGTTATAATGCCGCTCCTCAGGCATGGATTGGTACTAGATTATATGATACTCCAGGTTCTGAACGTGACTACTTAGTATTTGCTACAAAACCCGGTACAGGTACAAGTGGTACAGGTAACGACTTGCCAGTTGAACGTATGTGTATTGATCCTATTAACGGCTATGTTGGTATCAATACATTAACTCCGAGTTATTACCTTGATGTAAACGGTCAAATGCGTGTTCAAGGAAATAACAGAACACTATACGGACCTAACTCAAGTTGGACACAATACTTACAAATTGGCGGTAACGGCATTGACGGCTCTTACGCACAGATTGCCACTACTAACGGTAACTTACATCTTGAAAGTTTAGGTAGTGGATATCCAATTTATCTAAACTACTATCGTGGTGGCCCTGTTTATGCTCGTGGTGGCGCATATACTGTTTGGGATAGCGGTAACCTAACCAACTTATCACAGTTGACTAACGGCCCTGGATATATTACAAGTGGAAGTTCTTTTGTTTACAAAGGTTCTATCACTGGCGGTAGTCAAACTGAAGGTGCTTTAACAAGCGGCTGGTATACCGTAGGCGAAACAGGATACTCTGCTGCATTGTTACACTTAGCAGGTATTGGTGGCTCGACTCCAGCTGTTCAGTTATATTTCCAGTATAACGATAACATGTGGTATAGAAGCGCCCGAGACAGTGAAACCCAATGGGATGGAACAGGACGATATTCCAATCTATTATGGTCAAGCGGCAACTTATCTAATCTATCACAGTTAACTAACGGTCCAGGATTCTTAGGAAAGTTTGGTAATTCGTATTATCAGTTAGACACATGGTTACAAACAACTGGCTATCATGGACTATACAGCTCGTTGAATGGTGCTCACTTTTATCCAAATAACGCATCATATGGTTCTTGGAGAATAGCAGGAACACGTAACGGTTGGGGTGGCCTATCATTTGACGCAAGCAACGGCCAAGTTGACTTGATGATTCTACCAACAAGTAACCACACTGGATTCCATAATCCAAGTTACGGATGGCAGTTCTTCTGGTCAGGTGGTACAATGTACATCTACAAGAACAACTACGGTGGAGGTACACAGGCTACAAGCTGGGACTCTAGTAACTTGACCAGCGTAAGCCAGTTGAGCAACGGTTCTGGCTTCTTAGTTGACAACGGAACATACACATCCTTAAGACGCATTAGTGATGGTAACTACGGTCTTGGTGTTGCTTACAACGGCAACTCTGCGTTCTTTGACACAGTAGATTCTGGATATGACGGCGACCCATTAGAACTTGTTTACTATCGTGGACAAGGTGTGCGTATTGGTCAAGGCGGTAATGGCTCTAAAGAATTACGTGCGGCATACCTGTATGCATCAGGAGGACCAGTTTGGACGTCAGGCGGGTGGAACAGCCTAAGTAACTTAAACCAGTTGAGTAACGGACCTGGATTTATTGGTGATATCCGTGGCTCAAGCAACACCTGGACAAGTTATAACTATTTCCAAGCTAACTCTACCTTTGCTACATACTATAATGGCAGTGGTAACAGTTTTGCTCTACAGGCATATTCAACAGGTAACTATACAGCTTCAATGAGTCTTCATAGAGGCGGATACTATGCTACTAACTTTGGTCTTGATGCTGATAACGTAGTACGTATTGGTGGCTGGTCTGCGGCTGCTAATAGATGGCAGTTGGACATGGGCGGAACAATGTATGCCGCCGCACAAATTTATACCTACAGTGGCTCGCCTGTTCTAAGTCAAGAAGGTACTTCGTACTATCGTGTACACACATGGTTACAGATCGACGGCTCTACGGGATTGTATGCTCCTAGTTCAGGTGGTGGAACACACTGGTATCCGCAGACTGGTACATACGGATCATGGAGACTAGAAGGTTCTACTAACGGCTGGTATGGAGTTTATAACTATAACACATCTAATATTTGGATGACAGCTGGCCACTATTTTGGCGGTATGTATAGTAACGGGTATGGCAACTGGTTGTACTATACTGAATCACGTAACTTCTATAGTCCAGGTCACGTTATGGCAGGATGGTCAGACGGTAGACTTAAAGAAAATCTACGTCCTATTGGATATGAAGCCTTAGAAATTCTAGGTAAGATGACTACTTATCGATTTGACTGGAACGAAAAAGCAACGGTACTATACGATTATCTAACTCCAGGTAAAGAAGAAATTGGTCTTATTGCACAAGATGTTCAGGCGGCACTACCTGATGCCGTTGGTGTAAACAGGGCAAGTAACGACCCAGACCTTCCAGTTGACAGTCCAGATCAACCAGATTATCTGTCAATTAACTACAATAAGATTACGCCCATTTTAGTTCAGGCTGTTAACCAGTTGAGGCTACATATAAGTGAAATGAAAGAAGAGATGGATGCTATGAAAGCAGAAATCACAGACTTGAAAGGACAATTAAATGGCAAAGACAACAAGTGAACTGATAGCAGAAGCAGAAGTAATTAAGACTAATTTAAATTCTGCGTTAACTGCTTCTTATCTAACACCAGGTACTTTTATAACTGGCAGACTAGTGATGTGTCACGAGGACAAATATCATCATGCTAATCAGCATCCTGTTCCAAGTATGGATTACTTGGAACTTACAGGTGTTTCTCCAGAAGTTATTAGTATTGTAGCAGAACTAAACGCAAAAGTAGCAGAAATTCATGAAGAACACATTGACACTACTGGCAATTTAATCTATGCTCACCAAGACGAAGATGAAACAAGAAAAAATCCTTCCCTTAGAAGTATGGAAGTTATTGGAGTAAATTTAACTTTTACTGATCATATTGAACATGTGGCATTTTGTGCGTCTACTAAACTTCCTCTTGATCCTGCAGAAAATCCTCTACACAAAGCAGAAGTTGCAGCAGGTATGGCAAGATACGATCAAATGTTGAGTACAAAAGCGACTTCTATCCCGGCCGCGCATTATCGCCCAGGAAAGACCCCGCCAGAATAATACACACGTAAATAAACGTACATTATTATTGGAGATCCAACATGCAAGTTATTCAAAAAGTTACCCTTACTGTCGACGTTAACGAACTAAACACACTATTAGCCGGTTTAGGCAAGTTACCATACGAGCAGGTATTTCAGGTATTTGACAAAGTGGCAAAACAAGCCCAAGAGCAACTACAGCCAGCACAAGGCGGCGGTGCAATGGCACCTGGCGCAGAACAATAAATAGTTGTTTAGCGGAGACCTTTTATGGCAACAACATATGAATGGAGTGTAGCTCAAGTAGAGTTAATTCCCGTCGGCGATCTTAGAAAAGTAGTACACAAGTGCTTCTGGAAATGCGCGGCAACTGGAACTAGTGGAAAAACTGTAGAACAATACGGTGTAATCGAATTAGATGTAAGCAATTTAAACCCTGAGACTTTTGTTAGTTTTGACGACTTAACAGAAGAACAAATTGTTACTTGGATCAAATCTAAAGTAGCAGTTCAGTCAATTGAGTCAAGTTTACACCCTGATGTCGAAACACATAGTTATGTTCAAGCAAATATTCCCGGAACAGTAGCAGTAAACGTTGACCCAGACGATAAAACTCCTGAGTAATGAAATCAGAGTGGTGCTATTTTAAAGAGTATTTTAGTGCTGAACAATGTCAACAGATTATTGATGACGCACTAAAATTACCCTCTGAAGATCCTGTTATAGGAAAAGACGGTGAGTTTAAAGTAGACGACACAACTCGTAGAAGTAAATTACGTTGGATTAGGCGTAGAGAGCCCTGGCTAGACTTATTTTCTAAAGTCGATTCTCTTATTGCTCGAGCAAATAACGAGCATTTTTTTGTATCTTACAACTACTGTAATGCGTTCCAGTTTACCGAGTATGACGAATCATACTTGGGAGAATACACTCTACACAAAGATACATTTTTAACGTTTCCTGGCCCTCATCGAAAGCTCAGTATTAGTGTACAATTAAGTGCTCCTAATGAATACGAGGGCGGGGATTTTGAATTTATGGACGTTGGCTTACCCCCAAAATCTATAAATATACGAACACAGGGCACCGCTATAATATTTCCTAGTATTACATACCATAAAGTTACACCAGTAACAAAGGGTAAAAGATACAGTTTAGTAGGGTGGTACGAAGGACCTGAATGGAGATAAATATTATTATGAATACATATACCTGGGATTTTTTAAAATTTAACGCACACTCTACTCTTAACGGGCGTGAAAAAGTAGTCTTCAATGTTGAGTTTATTTTAAACGCAACAGACGGAGAGGAACACGCCGCCCAAGTTTTTGGAACTGTAGGACTAGATGAGCCAACTGATGAGTTTGTTACTTTTGAACAACTAACAGCAGACCAAGTTACTATTATGGTAGAGTCTGCGCTAGGCGAAACTTTAAATGATTATAAGCGTATGCTTGATGCTCAGATTCAAAGACAAAAAGAACCTGTAGTTTTAGAACTAAGGAAGCCTTGGGAAGAGTCAGCTAGCCCTACCTAATATTTCTAAGATAAGTTCAATCTTAGTTCGATTAATTTTACTGGTCAAACTACGTTTTACACCCTGGTGTAAAGGTTTTGGCCAGTTCTCATGATTGCACCAGGCATACCCTACGTGTTCTTCGTTAAGGGTAGGAATAAATTCTTTATCAACTAGCAATACATAAGTGTTAAATTGAAAATTATGGTCTTCACTAGTGTATAGTTCTAATGGAATTACTTTTTTAATTGGCGGAGTCTTACCAACTTCTTCTTGAATTTCTCTTTCAAGTGCTTGATAAGCAGTGGCGTCATTGGGCTCTTGTTTTCCGCCTACAAGTCCCCACGTACCCGCAGTTCTTCCCTGATTTCTCAGTAAGAATAAAAATCTATTTGTTTCTTTGCTTAGAAATAAACCGCCACTACATATTATTTTCATAGTACCAAACGCCAGTTGCCCGGATCATACACGCCTTCAAAGCTCTTACTCCAAGCTTCTCCGTCCCACTTGTATTGTATCCCTGTATATGAATTAGTTATATACACAGCATCTGTGCGTTCGGCAGAATTGAAAATAACATTCCAGTGGGTGCCGTCCCACTGAATAATGTCGTTGGCATAGGCAAAGAAGTTTGTATTGTCACTATTCTTCCAAGCATCTGGGCCGTCTTGATTGTCAATGTTGCCTAAGTCTTCTAATATTAGATAACGAGTGTCCGTGTCGGGTGTGCCAGGATTATATGTTTGAGGATTTATAACTGCGTTAACTGTTCCTCGACTATACGTAGATGTTAAGTCTGCTATGGGAGTATTAAGTAACGTGTCACCTTCATAGTTAATTAACATTTCTCTGTCGTCATTTTGATTTAATGTTAAGTATCCAACAACTTCGTTTCCATCCGGCTTTGTAAATCTAATTTGACTTAGTCCCGATCTAAATTTTCCTGGATATAGATCTAATAAAGTAAACCAGTTAATATCTACACCTGTCTTAACAGGAACTTGAACATATTCATTTCCAACTAGTGTGTCAGATTCCTTCATAAGTTTTGCTGTATTACCTAATACAAGTATGCTGAGATTCCCTGGAGTTACGTTAACTGTTGCTACTTTATTTCCAAATGATAGATTATCACTGAACACAGTACCCTCTGGTTCTGTAAAGATGTTTGTAATAATTTTAGTAATGATACCCATCTTTTTAACTTTAGCCGGTGGCGTAATCCAAATAGGAGTTGAAAAAGTTAAGTTGGCAATGTCAATATCATTTTCAGTTCCTTGCGGTATACTTCTACTTGACCACACGGTGGCAGTTAATTCTACGTAACTTAAACTAGTCCAATCAACAAAGTTATTTGTTGTTTGAATCTCCATTGCCGGATTAAACAACACAGCAATTTGTTCCCACAACTGTAGTTTCTGATCAGTGTTTGTTGTCCATATATCTGCGGCAAAAGTTAGTGTGTACGGAGTAGGCATAATACGCTCTACAGTATAATTTTCGCCCTGCTCATTTATGTACTCGTTACCTTGTTCGTCAAAAGCACGTTCTCTAATTTGCATTTTATCAATGTGATAGGGATTTTGTATACGTGATCTATCGTAGTCAACACCCTTAATATAGCAGGCAATAAAAGGAGCAGAGTTTACAATGTTTTCACTGTTCTTTTTCAAGACGTTGGCAACTTGCCTAGTCATATCTCCATACCGCACTGGTACTTGAACTAAGTTTCCTTTGGCATCTTTGTAGCCAAATCCGCTCATAAGTCTCATAAATTGGTTAAGATATCTCTTAACCTGACCATCATAAAAATGTTCCATTAATTATCTGCCTTGGGTTTTAGTGCTTTACTTAGTGCTTGACGTTCTTGTATAACCTTGCCGGCAATCGTAGCAGTATTATTGTTGTTAATAAATCCTGTTTTGAGAGTCTGACGATTAGCGGTATTATTCTGTGGTTGTGTCTTGTCCGAATTATCTTTAGTAGCATCATATGAGTTTGTCATTGTCATGCGTACATTGTCTTCGTACTTGAACCAACGTGCTCCGCTATATCTAAACAGTCTGTTAGGAAAGAAATCTGTACGTAAAAAGAATTGACCTTTTACTGCGGTAGTAGGAAACTCTATTCCAAAACTATATGGAGCCCCGTTTGGAGGAATTCCGTCACCAGTTAAGTATCCAACATACAGATCTTTTTGTGGACTTTGTAAAATAGCACTGGCATCTGTGGCAGGATTTTCTGTACTAGCATCAACATCAGTGCGACTAGCATCCTGAATATCTAATGTACCATCATCTTTAAGTGGCAATACAAACAAGTTACTAGTATCATACCCTGCTGTAGGAGCATCTGCTTCTGCTTGAGCAACAATAGCATTGTTAATTTCTAAACTAGTTTGATATACACTAAGAACATCGCGTAGTGTTTTTGCTCCATCCCCGGCAGGAGCATCAAGTATTTCTTTAAATTCTTGACTGTCAACTAGTGGCTCGCATTTAGCACGAATCAAATGTGGGTACCAAGTTTGACTATATCCAGAAGCAGGTCGCATTACATCGGTTACAACATAGAATCTTTTTAGAGCAACTATTTCGTCACCTAGAGCATACTCATCTTTTAAGTGGGGAAGTTCTAAAACATCGCCGTTCATTAACTTACGCCCTAGAGTTTCTACACATCCACGTAAATGAAATGTGATCATAACACTATCACCGTGTAAAAATAACCCAAACTGCATTAGGTTAAAATCTAAATCTTGCATTGTATAGATACCACGAATTTGATAAATGTCGGCATCGTAGTGCCTATCCCTATTTTCCATAAATATTAGATCTTGGATACCAAGTTCTGGAATAGGGTTAGTATTTGTGGGAACCGCAGGAGTTGCGGTTCCTACTTCGGGGTTAACAGGACCTAGGTATTTGTGAATAAAAATATCAGTCCCGCCCACCTGAAATTGCTCGTTGATTACACGATCGAGCATCTTGAAATCGTTGCCCTTTTCAGGACGGTACATGGATAGTCTTGGCATAGTAGTATATTTATAGGTAAATAACAGCATGAGCGATCTTGAAAACGAAAAACAACAAGTGGTAGAATACATTAAGACCTTTCTCGGCGACGGAATGGTTGATGTTGAATTAGACCCTAAACACTACGACACCGCAATTAATCGTGCCCTGTTAAAATACCGTCAACGTGCGACCAACAGCACAGAAGAAAGCTACGGATTTTTAACCCTAAAGCAAAATCAGAATGAATATACACTGGGACCAGAAGTAATGGAAGTTCGACAAGTGTTTAGACGATCTGTTGGTTCTAGATCAGGAGGCGGTGACGGTGGAAGTTTGTTTGAACCGTTTAACTTGGCTTATACAAATACCTATTTGCTAGCATCTAGTAACATGGGCGGGTTAGCAACATACTTTATGTTTGCTGGTTATCAGAAGATGGTTGGTAAAATGTTTGGTAGTTACATTAACTTTGACTGGAATTCAACTACAAAGAAGTTGCGTATTAGTCAACGTCCTCAAGGCGACGAAAGTGTATTGTTATGGATGTACAATCACAGACCAGATTTTGTATTGTTTCAAGATAACTACGCAGGCGTATGGATTAAAGACTACGCATTAGCAAATTGTAAAATTATGCTAGGCGAAGCTCGTGAAAAGTTTGCCACTATTGCCAGTCCACAAGGCGGTACAAATCTAAACGGCACCGCACTAAAAGCAGAAGGCAAAGCCGAAATTGAAGCATTAGAAATGGACCTTATCAATTACAAAGACGGATCAACTCCGTTGAGTTTTGTAATTGGTTAAATCACTTATTGACATTGTAATCAGCCCGTAATATAATTAATACATCACTTGGGGGATGCTATGATTATTGGATTCGTGGGCTTTATTGGTAGTGGCAAAGATACTGCCGCAGATTATCTAGTTAATTTTCACGGATTCCGTCGAGATAGCTTTGCTAACACACTGAAAGACGCAGTCGCAGCCGTATTTGGTTGGGACAGGGTGCTCCTAGAGGGCCGTACAGCAGAGGCTCGTGCCTGGCGCGAAGAAGTTGATACGTGGTGGGCAGACAGGTTAGGTAAGCCAAAACTTACACCTAGATGGGTGCTACAGTATTGGGGGACTGAAGTTTGCCGTAATGGTTTCCATGATGATATTTGGATAGCATCACTTGAAAATAAGATGCGTAAAACCAAAGATGATATTGTTATTAGCGATGTACGCTTTCCTAATGAAATTAAAGCCATCCACAACGCAGGTGGCAAAGTAATCCGTGTTAAGCGAGGCCCTGAACCCGAGTGGTACCAATACGCATTAGATTATAATAAAGGACCAGACGGTAACGTAGGTTGGGCAACTGGACGAAATCGTCTCGAAAAGCTAGGAATCCATGCTAGCGAAACAGCATGGGTTGGCGGGAATATCGATATTACTATTTTAAACGACGGGACTATTGATTCGTTATATGACGCTATTAAAAATCAGGTGTCAGATCCCCTTGTCGCCATTTAACGCCTGTCTGGTGTAGTGTTCGCTGACAGTTAGCACAAATAGTTTTTAAATTGTTAGGACGGGAATTAGTCAAGGTTCCGTCAACGTGAAACACATTAAACTGTTCCTTGTGCTTACTTTTAAATCCGCATTTCTCGCATTGATCTTTTTGTCGATATCCGTCTAAATACCATTTTGGTATACCTGCGTCACGTCCTTTAGAACAATGGTCGCACTTTGACCTGTAGTATGTTCTACCTTCTTTTATATAATTAATAGCAACTGGTCGTTGACCACAAGTTTTACATAGTTCTCTCATACCCGCCCTTTTTGTTCCCTTTTCGGTAGTATTTAACCAGGGGCTTTTTGTCCAAAGTCACTAAATATGTTAAAGAAAAACCATTTATGGGAGATTAACAAATGGCACTAAGTTCACCAGGCGTACAAGTAACTGTTATCGACGAGAGTTTTTACACTCCAGCCGCACCAGGTACTGTTCCACTAATTATCGTCGCTTCAGCAGAAGACAAACAAAATGCCAGCGGCACAGGCACCGCAGTTGGTACAATAAAAGAAAATGCTGGACGAGTATATTTGATTACAAGTCAAAGAGATTTAACAGATACATTCGGCACACCATTGTTCTATACAGACGCTGGCGGCAATCCGATTAACGGCGGAGAATTAAACGAATACGGCCTACAAGCCGCATATAGTTTACTGGGCGTAAGTTCACGTGCTTATATTACCCGCGCTGATGTTGATTTAGGATCACTATTACCAACATCCGGTGTTCCAGTTGGCGAAGCCGCTGATGGAACATTTTGGTTAGATACAACTTCAAATACTTCATGGGGTATTTTTGAATGGAACGCAACAACAAGTCAATTTGTTAACAAAATTCCAGCAGTTATTGATAAC